AAAAGCACTTTGGTAACGTAGAATATAAAGCTACTTCCAAAGACGGACAAACATTTAAAAGCAAAGGATGGGATAATGCTCAAATGGAATTTAACAAAAGACAATCTAGCAAATCTAACTACAAAATTAAGATCACTTGATTGGACTAAGCATTGGCGTGTTACTGTAATTGAAGCAAAAGCTAACAGAAGCCTAGAACAAAATTTACGCCTGTGGGAGTTGTATACAAGCATTGGCAATCACTTAGGTATTGAAAAAGACAAAATCCATGATCTTATGGGGTATAAGTTTTTAAGATACCAAACAGAGATTGCTGGTATGCCTGTAGAGCTAGTAAAGTCTACGACAAAGCTGGATACTCAGTCTATGTCAGAATATCAACACCAAATAGAAATTTGGGCGCAAACTATGGGTTGGGAGTGGGATCTATGAACTATAGAAACCCTAAACTTTTAAAATTAGCTAATGGCGCACCATGTATGATGTGTTCTATGGAAGATGGTACTGTAGTAGCCGCACATAGCAATCAGTTAAGAGATGGTAAGGGTACAGGTATAAAGGCCCATGACCACCGTATAGCGTTTTTATGTCACCAATGCCACCACATGATAGATAATGACAAATCATTAGATAAACATGATAGAATAGCAGCATGGGAAGAAGCGCATAGAAAAACTATAGGATGGTTATTTACTAACAACCATATACAAATAAAATGAACAAAATAGAATTTGGAGATTGTAGGGAGATAATGAAACGCTGGATAGATGAAGGCGTTAAAATACAAACTTGTATTACTTCCCCACCTTATTATGGATTAAGAGATTATGGAACTGCTACATGGGAAGGTGGAAATGTAAATTGTGACCATAAAGACTCTAGAAGTCGTGGTGATGATATAAAAGATGGTGACAAACAAGGAACAAATGCAGGCTCAAGACCAAATAAAAAATTTATATGTGAATGTGGTGCTACTAGAAAAGATTTACAAATAGGTCTTGAACAAACACCAAAAGAATACATAGAAAACATGGTAGATGTATTTAATTATGTCAAAGAACTATTAAATGATGATGGAACTTTATGGGTGAACATTGGAGATAGTTATTCTAGTCATAAAGATTGTAAAAGCATTGGTCAAACTTTAGCTAAAGGAACTAACAGAGAAAATGCTCATGTTATGGATTTAGGGAAGTCAAGAGTTCGTGATACAAAAATGTTAAAGTCACAAGGTTTAAAAAATAAAGACTTAATTGGCATACCATGGATGTTGGCATTTGCATTACGTGAAGCTGGTTGGTATTTAAGACAAGATATTATTTGGCATAAACCAAACCCAATGCCAGAGTCTGTAACTGATAGATGCACTAAGTCACATGAATATATATTTCTATTATCTAAATCACCAAAATATTATTTTGACAATGAAGCCATAAAAGAACCATGTATTAATTCAGCAGAAGAACAAATAGCTAAAAGAAATAAAAAACAACATAGAGAAAATGCTTCCAAACAAGAAGCTAAATATGTGCAACATAATTTTAGCAAGGTTGAAAAAATATACGAAAAAAGAAACAAAAGAGATGTATGGTCAGTAAATGTTAGACCATATAAAGGAGCTCACTTTGCTACATATCCTACAGCTCTGATTGAACCATGTATATTAGCTGGAAGTAAAGAAGGTGATATTGTATTTGACCCATTTATGGGAAGTGGCACAACTGCTCAAGTAGCTTTAGATAATGACAGACAATATCTTGGTTGTGAATTAAATTTAGAATATAAAGCATTGCAAAATGAAAGGTTAAATAGGTTATTATGAAATATTTAGTAGGATTTATAGGTATATTATTTTTACCTTTTGCAATAGTCTTTGTAGCATTTGAAGCAGCTTGTGTTTATATTGTTAATAGTTGTAACGAGGAAGAATAATGCCAGATAAAAACCCAATCACAGGTGATTTATTACAATCACGCATGAACAGTAAAGAATTTGAAGAAAATTTTGATCGTATATTTAGACAGCGTATCAATGAACAAAAACTTAACAATGATGACATGTTACCTGAATACGAATTAAACAAATCCACCGGAGAAGTCCAGAAAGTAAACAATGGCAAAGATAACACCAACTCAACTAAGCCTTAAAAAGCTTAGAGATGAGGGTTATACGGTTTGGATTACAGAGCATTGGAACTCATTTTCTCGTACTAGGCAAGACATGTTTGGTTATTGCGACATCATAGCAATAAGAAAAGATGAAACATTAGCAGTACAAACCACTACCAAATCTAATATGTCAGCTAGAATACATAAAATAGCTGATAACGTAAATGCACCTAAATGTCGTGAAGCTAATTGGAGAATTGAAGTGCATGGTTGGTTTCAATCGGAAAACGGATGGGAATGTAAGATTGAGGATTTAAGTTGAAATTTCAATCAGAGCAATATTACCATCAATACAAAGATGCAGTCATGGAAACAATAGGCGAAAACAAAATGACTTGCCAAGACATGTCTTTAAAATTAGATGTGCATTACAATCGTATTAAATGGGTTATGTACAGGCTTAGAAATGAAGATCATCTTGTATCATATACATTTAATGACACTACTTATTATCACAAACCTAAACCGCATCCACTACAAAGCATATTTGGCCATGAAGTAAACTTTACAGATGATCAGATAAAGTCATCACAAGTTTATAACGAAAAAGACGCTAAACATAATGCAAGACACAATCACATACAAGATTCATTTTATAGTAGCTCAATTGCAGGAGAAGGGGTTAAGATAGGAACATGACGCAAGAAGATATTATTGCTATATACAAAAAAGTATTTCCTACAGGTTATGAGCCAATTAGCGTAGATCGCATGGTGCAATTTGCTAGGTTGGTAGAAGAAAAGGTTAAAAATGCTTAGTAGGGATCGTTTATTATGTATATGCGAGGATTGGGCTTTGTATATGAAAGCACATGATAGCCATAAGTTAGGCTTTCCCAAAAAAGCAGTTGGTTTTAGTTCAGGTGGTGCATCTACACAAGAAGCATTTGAGGACATGGTATCAGCACAAGATTTAAAGAATGTACATACCATTGACAGTATCATTCATTCACTACCCAAGGAACAACAGGAAGCTATCTACACACGCTTTTTAAAGACTAGAAAGCCATTTGCCTATGAATTTAAGTTAGAGCTTGCTTTTGATAACCTTTTAACAATTGCAGGCAGACGTATAAATGCCTAAAATATAATACACAAGCATAGTCAATTTTGGTATAATCGCAGTTGTGGGAGAATTGTATCTATTACTTTCACATAAGCTCACTTAAAACGTGGGCTTTTTTTATATCATTACATAGGGAATAAAGTGAAAATCACAGTATGCCAAGATTGCGGAGATGTGTACGACTACACAGGCTACCCCACTTGCCCTGAATGTATTAGAGATGGTGATACAACTAAGAAGTCTACAGATATACCCAAATTACTACAGAAAGAACAAGATGCCCTACACAGAATCTCAAAATAAACTATTTAGAGCTGCGGAACATGATCCAAAGATTGCTAAAAAAGTAGGCATACCACAAGATACAGCTAAGAAACTAGCGCATGAAGGCGTTTATAAAACAACAACAAAAAAAGATCCTAAACAGCTTGCAAAAGCACTAATGAGAAAATAATATGTTACCACCTAATACAATGGGATCACCACAAAACAATTTTAACACCATGCAAAAGCCACAAGCTAATCCACAACAATTAGCTACTGCACTACAAAACTACAATACACCGTATGTAAAAGACTTTAGTATGGGTGCAGGGCCTAATGCTTATGCAAAAGACTATAGCATGGGAGCTAACTCTAATTCTTATCAAAAAGATTATAGCATGGGTGCAAATACAAACCAATATGCACAACAAGCAAATCAAAACTATGCTATGCCAGGCGGTCAAGGTCAAGCACCATACGGATTTAACGCTTATACACAAGGCTTAAACAAATCAACAAACATGCAACCTATGTTACCTACTCCACAACCAGCACAGGCTCAACAATACTAATATGAATGAATTTATTGCCACACTATTCTTATCACGTGAATTAGCACATAGATACCATTTAGCTACTAAAAGCTATTCACAACATAAAGCCCTAAAGTATTAGATATGGCAAGCATAAGGGATACACTAGCTAACCTTGTAGAACAATACAAGGCAGGCGATACCCCAATGGCAAACCTAATGCGTGGTGACACAGAGGGTGCTAAACAAGCAGCAGCAAATGCGTTTGAGGGAATGACAAAAGATCCTTATGCGGGATTAAACGTAGCTACTCCAATAGGTATAGCAGGCACATTTATTGGCCCTAAGTCTAAATTATGGAATACAGAAGCACACGCATTAGCCAAAGCATTAGAAGCAAAAGGTTTATCTCAACCAGAAATTTGGAGTCAAACTTTTAAAGAACATGGAGTTCCAACAGCAAGAACACATGATACAAGTTGGGCGCAAGAAATACCTAGTAATACAGCAAAAATATCTGATACATTAAAAACTTTGGAAACTGGTGGTTATAAAGCACAACCAGTTAAAGATGTAAGTTATATTAAACGTGGTAATAATTATGATGTAACATTATCACCATATAACCCAGAAAGAACATCTGATTTTGTTCAATTAAGAAATTTAGATAAGCATTTATTAGAGTCAGCATTACCAGAAGATATTGCAGGAAAAATACTTAAAGGCGAATCACATCAACCCACATATATGGGTGCATTAGAAGATGCAAGCCAATTAAACACACCATTTGAATTTGGTGGTATGAACGCATTACCTGCTCATTATGCTTATGAGCATCCACAATTATTTGAGCATTATCCACATTTAAAAGATACAATGGTACAAGTAGATCCCAAAGCATACAATGCTGGATCATTAACTGTTACAAATAAAGGTAACATTATTAAAGTAGGCGTAGGTAAACAAAAAGATATTATGGAACATGAAATGCAACATGCTGTTGATACTTTTGAAGGATTACCTAGCGGTGCAAGCCCAGAGGATTTTCCTAACGCAACAGATTTATCTCATGCTAAATTTATTAGAGAAAAAATTGATTCAGGATTAAATCCTAGCGAAGCATTTAATTATGTTAAGAATAAATTAGGTATAGAGCCTAGTTTAAGAGCTAAAGGATTAGGTGCTGGTCGTCAAGATTTAAGTGTATATCTTGGAGAACCTGTACATGATTACATGAGATCAGCAGGGGAAGTTCAAGCTAGAGCAGCAGAACGTAGATTACCATTAACAATGGAAGAAAGAGCAGCAAAATTTCCATTTCAATATGAGCCTAAGTATGGATATGATGTAGATCCTGAAAAACTTATATTTCAAAATGGCCCTTACGATAGCTATAAAACAAAATCACAATTAATAGACTTACTTAAAAACAAATAACGAGGAATTGGGCTACCCCAATTATAAGTGATGAATGAAAACAAAGACTTAAAAGTTGAATCAACTATAGATAAGGGTGGCGCACCCAAGGGTAATAATAACGCTGCCAAGAACAAAATATGGACTGACGCATTACGCAAAGCCATTGTTCAAGGTGAAAATATAAACCTTTTAGCTCAAGCATTAGTAGATAAAGCATTAGCAGGTGATATATCAGCCCTAAAAGAATTAGGCGATAGATTAGAAGGTAAGGCTACGCAACAAATAGACCAGAACACAGAACATAGTGGTGAAGTCACTTACACATGGAAGAAGTAGTAATACCATATACTCCACGAGAAGCCTTTA